ACGCGCAGGGTCACCTCGGTAGCGCCGGCCTTCACGGCCTCAACGCGCGACGGCGCGTTGGGCGTGGTGTAGGTCGTGCCAACCGACGCGTGAACGGAGTTGCCGCCGGGGCCGTGCGCGCACAGGCGGTACTCGTACTTGTGCCCGGCCTTGGTCGAGTTGTCCGTGTAGTTCTGGACGTCCCACGAAACGTCGGCGATGTTCACCCATGAGCCATCGTCGGTGCGGCGGTCAACGTAGACGCCCGCCCACGGGTAGGCACCGTCCATTCCCGTGTAATCGACGTCCCAGGTTATCTTCTGCGACGTGTCGGACACGCGCTGCAGCTTGCAGTTCTTGGGCGGATGCGGCTGCAAGTAGCCGCGCTGCGGCACCCATGCGTACACGGTAGCCCACGCGTCGCCGCCGGCAGAGCCGTAGTAGTTGTTGTACGTCTTGCCGTAGACGTGCACCTGCACCGGGCAGTTCCAGCCGCTCGCGCCGCGCGGCACGTCCACGTCAAATGTCACCGCGTCGCGCGTCGCCCAGTTGCCGTAGTTGTTCAGCACGACGTCGCGCGAGCTGCGCACCGAGCCGTTCACCACGACGTCGTAGTGCGTTCCGTACTCGGCGGCGTACTTGTCGTCGATCGCTGCGGTGACTCGCAGGCGAGTCGTGGTGTCGTTGACGTTCCACTGGCTGTCAACGGAGATATAGCCGCGATACCAGCGGTTGCTGCCCGCGATCTGTATCTCCCTTGTGTACTCTCCCACGGGCTACCTCCTCGCTGTGGATGAGCGGCGGGCTGCGGCAACCAAGGTGTCGATGGCATCGGCCACCGCCACGTCTGCGTTCGCCGTAGCTCCGTCGATTGACAGGTAATAGGTGTCGCCACCGGAGACCGAGCCGACGGCTTCCGCCGCCCCGGTCTCGTAGGTGACGCTGTTTCCGCCGAACGACATGCTCAGGTCGTCGGCGAAGCCCGATACGGTTGCCTTCACGCCCTCGAAGCGCTTCTTCAGGCCCGTTTCGAGGGATTGCATGATCCAGCCGCCGTTCGGGATGAGCAGGCGCAAGTCCTTGCGCTTCGGGCCTTTGAGGCTGGCGATCTTGCCCGCGATGCCGGAAACGAAGTCGTACACGCCGCCGATGCTCGACTTGATGCCGTTGAGCAGGCCGCTGACGATGGAGCTGCCGGCGCTGTAGAGCAGGGAGCCGAGGTTCCCCAGCGCGCTCACGATTCGCCCGGGAATCGACGACACGAAGCTCACCACGGAGTTGATGCCGTTCGACACGCCGTTGCGGATGTTGCTCCACGCGTTGTTCAGGATGTTGCCGACCGCGTTCCATGCTGACGACCAGATGGATTGCACCGTGGACAGGCCGCCCGATATGAACGACTTCACGTTGTTGATGCCGCCTTGCACGGCAGTCTTGATGCTGTTCCACGTGCTGGTCACCCAGTTGCCGATAGCGCCCCAAATCGAGTCCCACACGCTCTGGATGAGCGCGAGGCCGTTCTGTATGACCGCCTGGATGAGCGCAACGCCGCCGCTGATGACGTTCTGGATGATGCTCCACACGTTCGCTGCCAGTGATTGGATGGCGCTCCAAACGGAACCCCAGTCGCCGTTGATGACGCCCAAGACAATCGTGATGATGTCCTGGATCGCCTGCATGGCGGACGTCACGATGGCCGAGATGTACGGCCAAACGGCGTCGATAACGCCCTGAATAGCGATCATCGCCGATGTGATTATCTCGACCAAAACGGGAAGCACCGTGGAGACGACCGTCTGGATAAGCGTGCATGCGTCAGATATGACCTGCTGGATCAGCGGCATGTTGGCCGTTATGAGGTCGGTCACCTGCTTGATGATTGGGCAAACCGTCGTCGTGATGGCTAGCGCCACCTGGCCTACCGCGTCGATGATCGTTCCGATTACGGGAACGAGGCCCGATACGATCGAGGCGATGACCGGCGCGATTGCCGCAACCAACCCGCCGATGGCGAGTGAGAAGCTGTTCACGACGATTACGGCGGCGGCGAAAAGCCCCTGAAGGGGTTCGGCCAAAGCCGTGAGGCTCTGGAACGCCGGGGCGAGCGATGACGCGATGCTCGAAGCGATGCTGACCATGGAGTTGCGAAACCCCTCGTTGGTTGCCATGCTGTAGGCGAAGATCGCCGCGAAGGCGGTGATTGCCGCGACAGCGACCGCAGCAGGCGCGGAAAGCGCCAGGAACCCAGTGGCAACGCCCTTCAGAGCCGGAACGATGCCGCCCGTAAGCGAGTTGGCAAGCGCGCCGAGCACAGGAATCTGCCCGATGAGGCCGCCAAGCGACACGGCGGCTAGGCCGGCCAAAGCGGCGGCGGCCACCTTGCCGCCCGTTCCGAGCTGCGAGAGGTCTACGCCCTGGATCTTCTCGGCCAGGCTGTCGAGGAACCCGCACACCTTCTCGACCGCGCCGCCTGTGCGCGTCAGGTTGCCCTGCGCGTCGTATGTGACGCCCAGGAACTCGCCGAAGGCCACGGTGAGCGGCTTCAGCGCCGCACGGCACGAGTTCAGTACGCCTCGTATGGAGTTGAACACGGGGATGGCGGAGTCCTTGAGCGGAGTCATCCAATCCTGGCCGATTTTCGAGAGCGCGGCCTTCATGTTCGCCATGGAGCCGGTGAAGGTCTCGTTCGCCGCCTTTGCCGAATCGCCGAACGCGGAATACATGGCGTCGGAGAAGGTTTGGAAGTCGATCTTGCCAGCCGTGACCATCTTGGAAACCTCGTCGGAGGACTTGCCCAAGTAGGTCGATAGCGTTGATATTGCGTTGATACCTCGGTCGGTGAACTGCGCGACCTGCTCGCCTGAGAGTTTGCCGTTCGCGGCCACCTTGGCCCAAATCGAGGAGAGGTCGCCCAAGTCCTGGCCGAACGTGGCGGCTGTGCCCACGCAGCCGTTCAGAGCCTTTTCCATGTCGTTGCCGGCGGCGACGCCAGATGCGGCGAGCTGGGCGCACGCCTGCGCGGCGGTGTCGAAGCCGAACGCCGTTCCGTCAACTGATTGCTGGATTGTGCTGTAGAAGTCGCTCCATTCGAGCTTCATGCCCTTGAACATCGTCTGGGCCTTCTCGATGTTCAAGGCGCGGCTCATGCCGCCGGTGGCGGCGAGCGTGGTAACGCCTGCGGTAACCGTTCCGATGGCGTTGCCAATTGACTTCGCAACGCTGCCGAAGCTGTTCGCGAAGTATCCCGCCACCTGCGAGCCGACGCCCTTGGCCGTCTCGGTGAGGCCCTTGAGCTTCGATGCGGAGCCATCGACGCCCGAGTCGAAGTTCGAGCCGTCGTAGGTTCCCTTGGCGGAGAGAACGTAATCAGCCATTCAGCTTGCCTCCTCCCCAAGGCGTCCATGGCGGGTTCTTTCGGTGCTGCTCCTTCAGCGCGTCGATCTCCTCGTAGGTGAAGGAGTCCTCGCGGAAGGAGCCGTTGCGCTTTTTCCAGAGCTTGTGGCGCTTCTTGGACAGGCAGTTGGCAACCGCCACCTGTACGGCGTCCTTGAAGAGGTTCGATTGGTCGACGGTCACGGTCTCAAGCTCTTTGCGCACGAACGCGAGCTGCACGGGCGTGTGCTGCGCGTACTGCTCGTAATCCCAACCGAGCCTGGCGGCGAAGAACGCGAAGTCGGCCTCCCTGCGGAACAGGGCGGCGTCTTGCGCGGCTTCGCCGCTTTTCGGCTTGGCGGTGAAGTAGTCGAAGCCGGTGAGGCGCGTTAGGGCTAGTTCCCTGCGCCCTTGAATAAAAAAGCGCAGTCGCGCTGAAGCGCCATCATCACGGCCTGGAACACGATGGGGTAGCCGTTCGTGTCGATGAGCTTGTTCACGATTTCCTCGGCCTTCTGCGGCATGAAGTAGCCGCCGCCCTGTACCTTCAGGCCGTAGCCCGCGATGGCCGCAAGCTCCTTGAAGGTGAACATGCCGTCGTTCTTGTAGAACGAGGCGATGATCGGCGTGTGGCGCTCCTCGTAGAGGTCGATGCGCTTGCGCGAGAATCGGATCTCGCAGACGTGGCCGCGCACGGTGAAGGTCTGCGGCTCCATGCTCTCGGGGTCTTGCTCAAGCTCGTTCACGATGTCTTCGGCTTCCGTGGCGTCTGCGGCGGAATCCTCAAGGAATGCGTTGAGTTCGGTGTCTTCTGCCATTGGTCAGGCTCCTTAGCTGTTGGAAACGGTGATGGTGGCTGCGGTGATCTGCTCCTCGGATGCGGTCTCGTAGAGCCACGGCTTGCCCGTGCCCTGGAACTCCATGGAGTAGGTGGCGTTGTCGTCGTTCGGCGCCTCGAAGCTGTCGGAGGACACGAGCGCGAGGCCCATGCGCAGCGGAACGTACTTGGTGTTCGCGCTCGTGCGGATGCGCTTGCAGACCTTCAGGCACAGGTACTCGCCCTCGGCAAGCGCCTTGGCGACGATCTTCGTGGCGGAGTCGTCGGGCGAGTACAGGCCGTCGATGGATGCGTCCCAGCTCTTGGAGCTGGCGAACTTGAGCGTCCAGCCGCCGATGGCGTCGTCCTTGGTCGCGGCCTCTGTGTTGTCCTGGCTCATGTTGAATTTGAGTCCCTGCTGGCCGCTCACGGCGAGCAGCTCGGTGCCGGTCTTGTCGGTAACGAGGGCAACGATGTCGTTGCCGCTGAGGGCCTTGGCGGTTGCTGCGTCGAAGTCGCAGCCGATGAGGTTGGTGTCCTGCTGAGCAGTAGACATCTCGGTTCCTTTCTAGTTCTTGACGCGGAGGCCGTAGCAAACGCGGAAGGTGAACTCCGCGATGGCGTGGCCCTCGTCGGTCTCGTCTTTCTTTACGGTCTGCACGCCGTTGCAGGTCGTGCGGTAGAGGCTGAACGGCGCTGGAAGCTCGAAGCCGTCAGCAAGCGCCTGTTCGAGCCGCTGCACCATGCCGAGCACCTTGGCGTTGCTGTATGGGCGCACTGGCTCGCTGATGCAGTGCGCCCAAACGGTGATGGCGTCGATGTACATGGTTTTGGTGTTCTCAGGCTGCGTCGATTGCAGCTCGACGCTGTAAAGCGGCGAATCACGATTCTCTGGGCTGTCGTAGCAGCTGGTGCCGGTACCCGCCTCGATGGCTTCTATGAGGCAACCGAGGAACACCGCGAGACTTAATCGTTGGATCATCGCGCCCTCCCTAGAGCTTCCGTAGCTGGTCGATTAGGTCTTGTCTGAATATCGGCTCTTGCGCCTTGACGTTGCGTTGCAGGAATCGCTGCCCCTCCACGTATCCGCCGTTCACCGTGCGGTGGCCGTACTCGACGTGAGGCGCGTAGTCCTTCGCGTATCCGACGGTGTCGCCGGACTGCCCCAACGACATGCGCAGTTCGCCGTGTGGCCCACCAGGCCTGGTCTTCTCGGTAGATACGGGCGTTCCGCCGTCCGCTTTGCCACGGTTGTAGATTTGGGCCATGTTCTTCATGATCACGGCCTCGAACCTTACGTGCGAAAGGCGGTTGAGCTTTCCGGCAAGACCGTTCACGTCGCGTATCACGAGGCCCATGGCTTGCACCTCTTGACGCTCACGACGGTTGCGTCGCCGTCGGCCATGACGTTCTCGACCTCGTAGGAAGCCCCTTTGACCTCGACGCCGCAGATGCCGGCGAAGTCGGTTGCCGGGCGCTTGGTGAGCAAAGAGCGCGAAACGCTGTCGAAGGCGTTTCCTGTCTCGGCGCTGCGAGCCTTGTGGCTCGGGCCGAAGCGCACGAAGAAGTCGAACGCCTCGACGGTCGAGCAGACGGGGTTGTGCAGCTCGTCGGTGCCCGTCTGCTCGCGCCTGAACGCCCTGGCCCTGTACCACTTCATCGGCGCGCCCCCATGAACTTGATGCCCTTGGGGCGGCACGCGTCGCGCAGGGCCACGATGTCGCTCGAATAGGCGGACAGCACGTCGTCGATGAACGAGTTCGACATGCTGCCGCCGTCGGACGCCGACTCGGAGGTGCTGCCCTCGTAGCCGCGCAGGCGCAGGGCCTTCACCGCCGCATCGACGGCGATTGACTCGGCCAGGCGCGGAAGCCGCTCGACCTTGAGGCGGATGAGCAAGCGGTCGGTGACCGTCTGGATCATCTCCTCGATGGCGGGGTCGTCGGGCATGGCCTCGTCTGGGAGGTATCGCGCCTTAACGCGGTCTACGAGCGCGGCCATGGGCTAGCCCTCCACGTGGTCAGAGGCCTCAAGGGCCTGCGTGGATGTCGTGTCGATGGTCGCGATGATGTGGCCGTAGACATTGGGCAGCACGGGGATGAACACGCCGGAGGCCTTCGTCCACGTGGCCACGGGGTCGGGGGTGTCCCAGCGGGTGCAGGTGACGAACTGCATCTGGCGCTTCTCGTCGAAAGCGCCGCCCTGCTCAAGCTCCTCGGGGGTAACGCCCCAAAGGCCCGTGCCCACGGAGCCGTCATAGCCCACGGAGCACATGACGAACTTGTCCTCGGGGAAGAAGCGGCCCTGGGACACGCTGCCGCCCTCGGCCCCGATGATGCCGTAGCGCTCCTCGTCAACGGTCAGCGTGAGGCCGTTGAACTGCTGCGCGAGCAGGTTGTTCACCTGCGCCAGGCTGGGCAGGATGCCCGCGCCGTTGACGCCGAAGATGGCCTTCTGCACGGCGGCGTTGCGCTGGATAAGGGAGAACACCTTCTTGGAGGTGACGGCCACGGTCGGGGTCTGGCCCTTGCCCTGCGCGATGGTCACCCAGCCGTCGATGTCTCCAAGGATGTCGGCTTCGGCAACCGCCCACTTGACCGTGACCTTCTGGTCTTCGGGCACGCCGAAGTCGATTTCCATGGACACGTTGTTCTCGGCGATGATCATCTTGCCCGTGGTCAGGGCCTCAATTTTGGCCTTCTCGGCGCGCGTGACGACAGACTCGGCGGTGCGGGCGACGTCATCGAAGACGTAGCGGCGCACGGAGTCCATCTGCATGTCGAGGCCGCGAGTGATGCGGCGCAGGCGCTCGGAGAGGTTGATCTTCTCCTTGATGAGCAGGGACTCGGTGGTGACGCGCTCGAACGGCACGCGGGAACCGATGTGTGCCTCGGTGTCGAAGCCGTGGATCATGGCAACGGTGGGCAGGTTGCCGTTCTCGGCCAGGCGCGTGTACTCGGCCTCGATGTACTGCGTCTTGCGGTCGGGGAACAGGCGAGAGCCTGTGTAGCTGCGCTGGACGTTGAAGCCCTGCGAGAAGTCGAGCATGTCGCGCTCGGTGATGAGTTCAGAGATGAGACGCATGTTGCGCTGCTCCTTTCGTTAAACCAGGTAGAGGCCTGCTGCGGCGAGGTCTGCCTTCTTCGCCTTGGCCTCGGCGGATACCTTGTCGGCCTTGAGTCGGCCCTGGAAGATGACCGCAGCCGGGCACTTGTCGGTGTCGGTCATGTCGTAGTCCTCAAGGAACACGCCGAACTCGGACGTGCCCGTGAAGAGTGCGCCCGCCTTGATGAGCTTGCGGCCATCGACCTCCTTGGCCATGGCCTGCGTGGCGGTGCGGGTCTTCGCGACGATGCCCACCTCGGAATCGAGGATGCTTTGGGACTCGCCGTAGGTGAACGCCTTATTGAGCGCCATCTTTCTTTCCTCCGTTCATTCGGTTGCTGTAATCGGATGCGAACTTCGACGCGAATGACTGGCTGGGCTTGGTGCCCGCGCCGTCTTTCGGGGGCTGGTGCTTCAGCGCCTCCTGCACGGCGGCGTTTACCGCCTTGGGGAACAGCTCCTTGATCTTGGAGATCGCGGCGTTGGTGTCGTCGGCCTTCTCCGTGACGAACATGGACAGCAGCTCGTCGCCGAGGTCGATGCCTGCGGCCTTCAGCTCGGAGCGCGCGACGCCCATCTGCTCGGCCAGGTTGATGCGGCGCTCAAGCTCGGCCTTCTCGCCCTGGGCCTTCTTCAGCTCGTATTGCGCGCGCTGCAGGTCGTTCATGCCCGCCAGCTTCTCGGCCTCGGAGCGCTTGTCGTCTGCCTGCTGCGCAAGCTCCTCGCGGATGCGCTTTTCGAGCTTCTTGCCCTCGCGCGCGAGCTTCTGCTGCACGATGGCGTTCACCTCGTCGTCGGTGTAGGTCTTACCTGCTGGCTTCGGCTCTGGGTCGGTGCCGTCGCCGCTTGGCTCGGGGTCTGGGTCGTTGCCCTCGTTGCCTTCTGCGCCATCGCCTGCAGGGTCGGCGCTGCCGCCCTGCGGAGGCGTGAGGTTCCCGCCCGCTACGCCCGCGAACTTCTGTCGGTTTCCGTCTTTCGCCATGTTTTGCACCCTCCATAAGGTTTCTCGTGGCTCATGCCTGCACGTTTCGCCGTAGCTTTTAGCGGGTTCCACGCCTGCCCGATGCCGTGGCTTTTAGCGACTTCAACGCTCGGTCGGTCTTTGACCAAGCCAGTGTCCCGCGTGCGTGAGATTCGCCTGCTACGAGGGGTCTAGGATGTCTTCAAGGCGTTCTAGCGTCGGCAGATCGGCAAGACGCATGACCTCCGCGCCTCCGTCGGTTATCACCACCATGGGGATGCGCGTTATGCGCTCGGAGTTGTTCAGCCGCTCCATAAGGCCGTCCCATGCCCAGTGCTCGCGCACCTGGTCTGGGTATTCGGCTGCAAGCGGCTCTATGACCGCCTTCCTGTAGGCTTCGCACGCGGGGCAGCCCTGGCGTGTGATGTACTCGGCCCTGATCACGTCTCCTCCAATCGGCAAAAGAAAAGCCCCCATGTCGGGGGCTTCGTTCTACCGTGGAGGTGAGAAGGGTGTTCGGTTTTAGCGGTGGAGTTCCTTGTTGCGCTTGCGGATGATAGCCTCGGCCTGCTCTTGGCTTATCTCGTCAAGCCAAAGCTCGCCTACCAGCACGGCCCACAGGTCGTTGTCGTCGCGCCATCTTCCTAGCGTGAAGTTGTAGGTCTCTGCGGTACCCGCCTCAAGGTCGATGCGCGAAACGCGCTTCACGGAATCGTCGGTGTAGTAGTTCATTTGCGCACCTCCTCGATGTTTGGCGGGGTTGAAAGCCCGTCGGACAGCTCTATCATGCGGCGCACAAGCTCGGCGCGCCGTTTCGGGTCGGTCTCGGGAAGCCGCTGCTCCTCGTAGAGCTTGTGAAGCTCGTTCTCCTTCAGGGCAAGCGACTCGGGCGTGTGGAACTGCAGCTCGAACTTGAAGCCGTCGGGCGTCTCGAACTGGCAGTTGACGCCGCGGTACGTTACGCCCGTGCTCTGCAGCGTGTTCTTGACCTTGACCAAAGTATAGCCCGCCTTCTCAAGCTCGACGCGGATGCGGGCGAACTCGTCGGCGAAGCTGGCCGTTTGAAGCTGATAGGTATACCGCAGCACGTCGTGGATGGAATCGGCTGCTTCCTGCTCGCTCATGGTCTTGTCGTGCGAGTCGGTGCGAATCTTGCGCGCGAGCGACTGCTGGCCCTTGAGCCTGAAATCAAGCCCCGCGAGCGTCGAGCCTACGCGCTGAAGCGATTGCAGGAACGACGTGGTTTCAGGCTCGCGCACCATGGCGTCGGAGCGCAAACGCGTTGCTTGGGTGCCCGAATCGCCTCCGCGCTTCTGCACGTACTCGTCTATCCACTTGTCCCAGTCGGCAACCTCAAGGGTATACGAGCAGCGGCACCACGGGTGCATGGGCGGGAAGTTCGTTCCCGGCATGCGCTCCGACAGCTTGGCCGGATGCTGCTTCTGGTAGGCCTCAAGCTCGCGGCAGACCTCGCAGGCTTTGCCGTCGTGTATGCAGCTGATGGCGTAGCTCTCGAACTCTGACTCGTGGACGCGTGCCTGCGCCTCGTTGAAGAGGTATGTGCCCTCGGTATACACGAGGCGCATGGCCGTGCGGGTGCCGCTGTGGTTCAGCCTAGCCCGAAGCTCGCGCGAGATCTCATCGTATGAGACGCCGCGCGCTATGAGCTTCGAGAAGTCGTCGTTTAGGTAGCTTGCCAGCTTCTTGCGGTTTGCCCAAATGCGGGCGGAGAAATCCTCGCCAGCCGCCCAAGCGGCCCCGACGGTAGCCTTGACCACCTCGGAATCGTAGCGGTAGAAGTTCTTTCCGAAGCCCAGCTCCTCTGCGGCCATGTTGGCCGCGCGGCGCGCCTGCTCGGAGAAGTGGCGCTCAAGCTCTGCCTGCTCGATGGCCCCGATCTCGTATTGCTGGATGCGTATCTGCATCTGTATGGCCTCAAGCTCGTTGAGCCGGTATATCGACTCGCGAACGGGCATGAGGTCGGCATATTGCGGGTACTTGCGCGCGAACTCGTCCATGCGCTCCATGAGCAGGGTTCGGTCCTCGGCGCTGATGGATTGCAGCAGCCGGCGGTACTCTATCACCTTGTCCTCGCCGTACTGGGCGTAGTAGGCGGCTATGAGGCGGTCGAGCTTGGCCGCCTCGCTGGCGTACACCTTCTCAAGGCGCTTGCGCAAGGCGGACTCGTCCTTCTCAAGCTGCGCAAGGAACTCGTCTCGGCGCTCGCGCCAGTACTCGTCGCTAGGCTTGCTCATCGCTGCCCATAAGAAGCTCGATGATCTGCGCCTTGGTGGCGTTCTTCGGAAGGGCCACGCCGCTTCCCTTGGCAAGCTCGCGCAGCTCGTTGATCTTCATGGCCATCAGGCCGGCGTTGTCGTCCGCCTCGGGCTGCTCTTCGGCAGGCTCGGGTTCGGCCTCTTGCGCAGGCGCTTCCTGCTGCTGTTCCGCCTCGGGCTGCGGTGCACCGCTCGGCTGCTCCTTGATTGCGTACGTTGTCGTATCCACCAGGGAGCCGACCGTCACGAGGTCTTCGCGGATGTAGCCGCCCATGGTCAGCTCAAGCCAGCCGGGTGCGGCATCCTCGACGTGCGCGGCGCAACCGCTGCCCATCGTTCCGATAATTGGCGCCTCTGCGCTCGGCTGCTCGCGGATGGCAAGGCGCTTGCCTCGGCTATAGATCGCTACCTTCATCGTTGGTTCCTTCCTCTTCGGTGTCATCGGCCTGAGCCGTCCTATTGGTAGGCATGCCGCTGCTTATGGCGTCGGCCTTCTCTTCCTGCTCGTCGCGCTTGCGCTGCATCTCTGCCTTCGGGTCGCTCACGCACGAGAGCACGGAAAGCTGGGTCTCCTCGGACACGATGCCAGAGAGCTGCCCGGCCACGCTTGCCTCGGATTGCAGGTCGTCGGGCATGTTGCGGTGCATGGTCACTTCCACGGCCTGCCAGTCGTCGCCCGCGAAATCGGCGTTGGGGTAGGCGGCCAGAAGGCGCATGCGCTCCTGCACGCCGCGCCTGAACTTCAGCTCTTTGTTTCGAGCCAGGTTGCTCATGGGCATCATGCGCATCTTGAGCGCTATGCCGGAGGCCGTGGCGAAGTTGTCGTCGGTGATGTCGGGCACCATGGCAGTCTTGTAGATGAGCGTTTCCAGGCGGTTGATGAGGTTTTCCTGCACGCCGTCGGCGTTCGGCTTCACGAGGAACATCACGTCGAGGCCCTCGGTCGATTCGCCGAACAGGTTGATGATCTTGTTCTCGCGGATATTCTCTATCTCGGACTCGTCAAGCTCCTTGCCCTTGACCACCATGTAGCAATCGCTGAAGTACTCGACGTCGTTGGCCTTCTCGGACAGCACGGCGTTGTACTGCTCGATGAGCGACAGCACGCCCTCGTAGAGGCCGCGCCCCTCGGTGTTCTGGCGGAAATCGACCGCGGGCACGCTTCCGAACGCATGCGCGCTAGGCTCGCCGAAGGCGAAGCCATCGTTTGTGCGGGCGAAATCGACCACCTGCGCGGCATCCGACCAGCTGCCCTTGATGGCCCCGTCGTCGCCGTAGAACCAGCGCACGAAGAACAGCGGGCGCTTCAGCACGGAGTCGTCGTACACCATGAAGGCGGTCAGCGGCGCGACCGCGATGGAACGCGGCATGCCGTCCTCGTCTTGGTAAAGCATCTCGTAGGCATGGCCGAACTTGGAGGCCATCTTCGAAAGCTCTGCGTCCACGTCCTCCTGAAGGTTTCTCGCCGTGAACTCGGCGATGAACGCCTCCACGGAGCTTTTCCGCGAATCGGACATCCCATCGGCGTTTCGCACTGAAAGCGTCATGGGCACGCCGATGAAATAGCCCTCGAACGTCTGCGTGATGGTGTAGGCGAAGTCCGCCGCCATGCGGTTGTCGGGCTTGTAGTCGGGCTTCCTGCGCCAGGCGCGGTCAAAGATGGCGTAATGGCCCCTGTAGGCCGCGTCCAAGTACTCGTAGCGCGGCTTGTGGGACTGCTCGAACTCGTCGATTAGCCGCTGCAGCAGCTCGGGCGTCATCTCGGTGCCCGCGGGCACGCGGAAGTCCTCCGTCTCCGGCTCGCGCTGCATCTGGTCGTAGTAGAAGGAATGGAACTCGTGCGCCACTTATATGCCTCCCTTGAAGAACTTCACGCCTGGCTTGCTCTGCCACTGCCTTATCGCGCTTGCGAGCGAATCAGGCATGTCGTCGTGCGCTGCGTTCTCGCTGTAGTCGAGCACCTGGTTCAATGCGTCCGCGTCGAGCGGGTACTGCTCGCAGTCGAGGAACCTCACGTTGGCCCACTGGCTGCGCAGGTGCGTGCTTATCTTGATGTACTTGTTCTCCGCCTCCTGGTAGGAGCAGCACGGGTGCCCCCTGCGGATGATGGACTTGCGCAGGTAGCCCTTGTCGGCGTTCGACTCGCAGAAGATCGTGCCTATGCGCAGGGCCTTGCACTCCTTCAGCATCTCGTCGAGGCAGTCGTCCACGTGCTTGTGCCACATGCGGATGTGCGCGTACCAGGTGCCGCCCTTCTCCCTGACGCATGTGAAGGCCGTGTAGTCCGCGCCGCCGTAGCTCGCGTCTATGTGGCCTATGCCGTCTGCCAACAGCTGCGGCTCCTTGAAGAACTGCGCGTTGGTGAACATGGCGTCCTCGTCGGCGATGTGCTTCAGCTCGTAGTTCGCCGCGAACAGGGACGGCGACATGCTGGCCCTCACGCGCTCTATGTCCTCGCGGCTCATGAGGCCCGTCTCGAAGCAGCTCCACCGGCGGATGTTGGGCATCAGCTGGAAGGCGTCGTCCTTATGCCAGGGCGTGCCCGTGTTGAAGATGCGCCCGCCTCGGTTGCGGATGTTCTGCAGCTCCATGTACAGCAGCTTGATACGCTCGCGCTCGGCTGCCGACACGCGGTCCTTCACGTTCACGATGTCGTCGGTAAACACCTTGTCGGCGTGCTTGCCGGTGAGCGAGCCGCCGCAGCCCAGCCCCAGCAGCTGGGGTGCGCCGGACACGCCCTGCTTGAGATTCGTCGACACCGACGACTGCGTGGCCTTGGTTATCACGAGGTCGGTGCCGTATAGCATGCGCCCGAGGGCCTGGAACCACTCGGACTGCAGCACGTTGGCCGTGGCCGTCATGACCTCCGCCACGTCGTCGTCGGTCTTGCGCAGGAATATGACGCGCTCGCCGGGGAACAGCACGAGGATGAATGCGAACGAGATGTGCAGGCACGTCGTCTTGAAGGAGCCTCGGTGCGCCTGGATGGTCTCGTCCTCGGTGCCGAACACCATGTCCTTGATCCACTTGTTGTGCAGGTCGGTGAGCTTGTCGTATCCGAGCTTCACGGCGATGTCGGCGGGGCAGTCGTACACCAGGTCGATGAGGTCAGCCCTTGTCGGCATGGCGCTTCGCCTCTATCAGCTTGCCGATCTCCTCGGCCGCATGCGACACGTCCGCTGCCACCTCGACCTTCTCGACGGGCTTCTCGCCGGCGGTGTCGCGGAGGAACTGCAACGCGGCGATGTCTCCCTTCATGGCCTTATTGGCGACCTTGAGCACGCTTATCTCGGATACCGTGAGCTTGCGGTCGGGGTAGTCCTCGAAGGGCATGCCCTCCAGCTCGTCCAGCTCGGCATCGGTGCCCTCGAACGGCATGTGCAGCACGGTCTTGGCGATCTCCTGCAGCTGCTTCTTCTCGCGGCGCTTCTTCGCGGCGGCCTTGCCTGCCTTCGAGGCGGCGGCCCGGCGCTGCTCGGGCGTCTGGTCGCGCTTCGGCTTGATGAGGTTCTGGTCGTTCATGGCTAGTCCTCGAACGTGAGGCCCATGAAGCGCAGGCGCTTGTCAAGCTCGGCGAGCGCGCCGAAGTCGTTGGAGCCGTACACGAGGGCGTGGACGATGGCGGTGTCCATGACGTACTGCCACTGGCGCTCGTCCCAGCGGTCGCTGCAACGGTCGTCGCGCCACGCGTTGAACCATGTGACGGTCTCGGCGGGCCAGTCTGTGTCGGTGGGAAGTGTGGGCTTCTCTCGCTTGGCTGCCATGCGTTCACTCCTCTCTGTTTTGCTTTGACGATGGAAAGGGCCAGCGCCTTATGATCGCGCTGGCCCTGGGTTCCCCCTTAGTAGGAGGAGCGGCCGGAAGAGCTGCCGCGACCGCGATTGAACGCGGAGCGCACTCGGTTGGCGATGTTTCCCGCTGCGCGGCGAATACGACCGAACATGCCTGCCTCCTCTCGTTTTCGGGAACAAAAAAGGCGTCCCGAAGGACGCCTTGATTTTCCTATGCGCGTGAGATTGGCCTTAGGCCTCAAGGGCCTCAAGGATCTTCGACCCGTCCATGTACAGGTCGCCGTACTTCGCCAGGGCATACTCCCTGATGAAGCTTTCGAGGTCGTCGGAGTCGCGGAACACGCACACGACGTAGTAGGCGCTGCTCCAAACGTTGTCGTAGTAGGGCTTAACCTCAAGCGACTCGAACGCCTTGAGTATGGCATCGGCCTCGGCGAAGCTGTCGCCTTCGAGGCTGTCGGTGGTCTCGACCGAATCGAGCGGGTTCGGCATCGGCGTGCCCTTCTGCTCCTTGGGCTTGAACTGCCTCTTGTTCTGGAGGCCTATGCGCTCCTCGAACACGGGGCGGACGAGGTCTCCGAACGTCCACCACTCCGAATCGGCCTTGACCAGGTCCGCGAATCGCCCGCGCTCGTCTGCGTCGTGGAAGCAGAAGCAGATCCAGAAGCCCGAGTCGACCGCCATCTGGAAGCGCTTCTCCTCGCGCTTCTCTCTGTCTCGGTAGCTTTTCTGGTGGTCGGTCAGCTGCGCTTCCTCGGCCGCCTTAGCCTCTTTACGCGCCTTCTGCGGCTTCTCAAACTTAAAGCCCATAGTGCTCCCACCTCTTCTCGTCTGCCTCGATGAACGGGTACCACTTCTTGACCACGGCGAAATCGTCGGGGCGCTTCTCGCGCAGGGGCTTCATGAAGCGCATGTCCAGGCCGTCGAAGCTGCGCCCGAACAGCTCGTAGTCCGGAGGCAGGCCGATGCCCCTGCGGGCGATCGCATCCATGACCTCTGCCTTCGTCCAGTCCGCAACCACCGAGGCCTTGTGCGTGGTCTGCTTCATGAGGCCGTGCTTGGTGAGGCTGGCTCGACGGTACGGGTTGTCGCAGGCGCGCACGCCGTCGCAGAACCACGTGTCATCGGGCAGGCCGAGGTCTTCGAGGATGTAGGGGCGCATGTCGTCGTAGCTGTAGACCGGCATGTTCGCGGCCTCGATCACGTCGCAGTGCGCCGGACTTTGGAACACGCAGTTGTTGAGCGTCCTCGACCATCTGGGGTGCGGGTACTGGTGTATCTTCACGCCGAACACTTTCTCGATGGTTCGCACGTTCTGCTCGACCATCGGAAGGCCCGGGATAGACCAGTAGTAGATCGGCACGACCTCTATACCCTCGTCCTCAAGCGCCACCCAGGCGGCCAGCGAGTCCTTGCCCAGCGAGCAGGAAAGCACCACGGGGCGTCCTTCCGCCTTGAGCCGTTTGCGAATCTCGGCGCTAGTCGGCTGGCCCTTGATTATCGTCGGCATCTTCGCTCCTCTCCGTTATCTCGATGGGTTCGCCCATTCCGTTCAACGTCAGCTTAAAGCCCATGTGAGAAGCCATGAGCGCGAGGTTTCCCGCGCCTAGGTCGGAACCTTGTTTGATCGTATTCTGAACGTAGTTCCTGCTCTTGCCCATGGCCTTTGAAAGCGCGTACATGCTCATGCCGGAACGGTCGAGCATTTCTTTAAGCGCCTCAGTCGGTGTCATGCAACCTCCCTTCATGCCTTGATCTGATCCCCTGATGATACAGCAATAGCAATAGGGATACAACAATAGCAATTGTGCAGGTATTGTGTAGAACAATAGCTATTGTGCATTGTGCCTATAGCACACTAATTATTGTGCAATAATTCAGTTGTCAGCAATGAGGGCCACAAAGCCCACAGAGCTAGCAAGCAGCTTTAGAACCGAATAAGGAGGCTACAGAGATGGCAGAGCAGCAGAGTTTAGATCTGGTGGTAAGTGGTCAGCTGGTGAGCAACCACACGATCCTAGCCATAGTTGAGGGTATGCGAGCGCGAGGCTACTTCAGAAAAGGCCCCCAGGGCCGAAAGGATGGCCTAGAGCTTGCAACAGCCTTGAAGCTTGTAAACGAGTACATGGCTTTTCCAGAGCTTGGCAGGTACACAGTAGAGGCCACGAAGCACAGGCCAATTAACGAGATCCCCCGAGCCGATTACGAGCAAGTGGAGATCATGAGGGCTTGCGATAACTACCTTGCACAGGTAACCGAGGCATTCAAGGCCAACAGCGACGAAGAAGCCATTATTTACATGGTGAAAGACCTTCGAAAGCAGGTCATAGCCGATGGCATCGAGTCCGGGGCCTTGAAGGTTCGAAAGTACTTCGGCAAGCATGGCTTTTACTACATGGACGATCAGGGCAAGTGGCAGAACGCCAAGGCCATTGATTGGAACATCGGCGAAACGAACCCCATCAGACCAGCAGAGCAAGCAGCCTAAAGCAAGCAGGAGGCCCCGAGAAGGGGCCTCCCACAACAACACACAGGAGATCATACCATGCAGAAGCTACTCACGAAAGAGCTGCAGAAGAAGCTCCCGCCCCTTTACTCACAGGACGGCAAGAAGGCCGACACGATCGTGTACGGCCACTGGTTCAGTTGCATAAACGGCTGGGACCTATACGCCACCGAGTACGACGAGGAGACGGGCGACATGTTCGGGTTCGTCTTCGGGGCGGTCCCCGAGATGGGCTACTTCAACCTGGCAGAGCTCGAGGAGATCAACAGGAAGTACGGCATGAACTTCTTCGAGCGCGAGACCTACTTCACGCCGAAGAGGGCAATCGAGATCCCGAGGATAGCCGAGGCATTCGGCTACCTATGGGAAAAGTAACGGACAACTACCGGGAGGGGCCTCGCCCCTCCCATTAAGGAGGCTACAAGATGGAGCGAGAGAGGATTATCGAGAAGATCAAGAAGCTGCGCGAGCACAGCGTCGAGAACGGCTGCAACGAGGCCGAGGCGATCCAGTTCGCCCTCAAGGCCCAGAAGCTCATCGCGGACAACGACGTGGAGGAGTGGGAGCTTGCCGACGAGGTGAAGCGGGTGACCGAGACCACCACCGGGTGGACGGCAAAGGCGTGGGCGCCGAGCCTGGCGCAGACCATCGCCGACAACTTCAGGTGCAAGGTGTATCAGCGCAGGGTGACGGCCCGCAAGTACGAGTTCGTGTTCGTCGGCTACAAGGCCGACAGCGAGGCGGCGGAGATCGTTTACGCGAACCTGCTCGCAACCTGCCCCAAGCTGGCAAACGAGTATCAGGACTTCGCGTACACCGACCCCGACGCCTACTCGAACTTCGTTATCGGCTTCATCGCCGGGGTGCGCGCCGAGCTTGAGAAGCAGTGCTTCGAGCTGATGATCGTTTGCCCCAAGGAGGTTGAGGACTACTTCGAGGGCCTGGGGCTTGGGCGATCCCATAGGCGAGGCCTCAAGGCATCCAACAACGACAGCATAAGCCGAGGCATGCAGCAGGGGCGCGACGCGGTGCGCAGCCGGCGCGTGGAGGCCCCGAGGGGCAACCTCCTCCCGGCATAGCAGAACGACATAGGGGCAGGGCTTCAGGCCTTGCCCCGATCTTTAGAAAGGGGCACACCATGCAGGTAAAAGCAGGCGACATTTTCGAATGCGAGGGCAATTTCTACCAGGCCATCAAGGCCACAGCGAAAACAGCCACGATCAGGCCCATAGAAAGCACCTTCGAGGGTTTGGCCGACGCCTACGGGTGGGAGCGCAAGTACATGCCCTTGCCGAACTGCTTCACCTATGACCCAATCATGGGCCGCGAGGCGAGCGACAACGGGAAGCGCCTCAAGGTCAGGGACTACGGCAGGGCGAAGAACAGCCCCGAACTCGAATTATGCGGGTACCGGCTCACCCTATGGGACGGCACCCCGAGCATCTGCGACACATACAACTAGAAAGGCAAGCCATGAAAGACCGAGAGCCGAAGCAGTGGCACGAGCTTTTGCAGATCATCAGCGAGGCCAAACGAGACCTAGAGAAGGCTATAGCAGCCGAGAAGGCCACAGGGCAGAGCAGATAGCAGCAGGCAGCAGAAAGCCCCCTAGATTGAACTGCCTCCCATTTCTTGGATACGAGAATTGGGATGCAGTTCAGATTCGATTCCAGGGGGCTTCTTCATGCCTTCAGGGGCTACACAAGCCCCCATATACTGGCAACCCAGCGAGCCAGCAGGGAACAAACCCCGATCGTTGCGAGCGACACAGCCACGAGGCTACCGGCATACACCACGGCGGCTATAACCTTCTGCGCGCGGTTCACTTCAGGCCCCCAATCTTGGCCTTGATCTTGCTCAGCACCCCATAGGGGCGAGGAATTGGCACGAACACGAAGCGCTTGCAACCCTCGCGCCCGCAGGCACCAGGATAGGGCTTCGAGCCGGTGATGCGCCCGCGCTTGCGGTTTCTCTCCTCGCAGTCCATGAGGTGCAGGCGCATGTCGTCGCAGCCGCATGCCTTTACGAGGTTGACAGTCGCCTGCACGACGTCGGCGCACTCCTCCATGAGGGACTGGCGGCATTCGGCCTTGGCCTCGTCGTCGCGGCACTCGTCCCACACCTGCCAGGCGTTGTACACCTCGGAAGCCTCCTCAAGCACCTTCAGAGCTTGGGCCTTGTCGGGCGCAACGCCGTCGAATGTGGCGACGCTGCCCAAGATCACGCAGTCTTGCATGTCATACTCCAATCATCCAGCGCGCGAGCGACGAAGCCGCCCACACGGCAAAAGCATCAATAATCAGGGCCACGGCGAGGAACGCCAGGCAGCCCCAGTTCACGTTTCGCAACGCGCCTCCTATCCGCAGGCGAGCAGGGCCAGGAGAACCAGCCCCGCCGCCAGCATCCGTATCGCCCAGGCCTCAATGGCGAGGACTCCCAGCAGCAAAGCCATGGCGGCGGTCGCTAGCCATCCCATCGGTCGCACACGTCCTCCTGCTCATCCTTGTAGTGCTCAACGATCCAATCACGCGCCCAGAGCGCAGCCTTCCACGGCGTGGTCTTCACCTCGTGGTCGGCCTCGTCGAACGCATCCTCGAACTCAAGCCCGCATATCCCGAAATCGCAGCAGCCTTCCAGGCAGTGCGAGCAGTTCCCGCAGGTCTTCGGCTCTTCCTGGTTCCACGGCGCGCGCGGGTCTCCATCGAAGCAGCCGGGCGGCAGGTTCCACCCGCTGCCCGGCTCGTAGTAGGCCATGCTCACGAGGCATCACCACGGCACGGTAGGTCGTACCCGATGAGCTCAAGGTCGTAGGCCACAGCTGCGGCGCGCTCGACCTTGCAGCCCCGTGCGTTTTCCCAGCCATCGCATAGGTACACAGCGTCGCACTCGGCCATCTTGCCAAGGCTTTGGCTCAGGTAGTACAGCGGCACGTTCACCACCTTGGGCGGCACCGCGAGGCCGTCCTTGAAGTACGTGTCCACGACCTCGTATCCGCGCCGCTCAAGCTCTGCGACCGCCTTCGCGCGGGCCTCGAGTATCTGCTCCTCGCCAAGCCCGTTCATGGGCTGGACGATCATCGCCTTCTTCATTTCTGCTCCTCTCGCACATTGCTATAGTCGATTTCGTCGCGGCACTTTTCGCAGACCTCGCCGACACACTTCTTGTTGTCCTTCCAAAATTCGCGCGGGTGGCACGTGAAAAACGGGTTGCAGTGCGTTTTGCCGCACCTCGCGCACGTCCATTTATACGGGTCGCAGCTCATGCGATCTCACCCGCCTCGGCCATGGCGATCCTCTCGCCGATCCACCGCATCACGGGGACGGCCATGCTGTTGCCGATCGCCTTGTATCGCGGGCCGTCCGGGCACTCCTCTGCGGGCTTGCCGCGATAGGGTATCTTCGTCCAATTGTCGGGGAATCCCTGAAGGCGCTCGCACTCGCGCGGCGTGAGCCTTCGCACAACCATGCCTCCTCCTTCCTCGCTGAAAAGCGTCTGAGTGTTGCTGGTGGAGAGGGTGAGCGACACTTCGTCGCTCACCAGCGCTCCTTTGCCCCCGCCCGCGCATCCGCAGCGGACGAGCAGCGTGCAGGCGCTCACAGGCACACCGACGGCGCGTCGCCGCCAACCTTGAGCGTGCCAACCATGTCGTATCCGATCGCCGTGTTGGCGTTGAGGTCGGCCATCGTTATCGGCTCGTCGATGGGGTAGACGGCGGGGTTGTGCCAATCGGCGGTGAGCGTGGGAGACTGCTCGGGCTCTGCGCCTACTCCTCCCGCGCCTGCCCCTTGGTGGTACTTGAAGCCTGCGCTGCGAGGGCTTCTTCCAGCCGCTTCGGCAAGGCTCGCCCTCTTTTCCGCGCTCGATTCAAGATCCCCCCGCATGCTCTCCGGCTCAATGAGTACGCCGATGGGGGGGCAGGCTCCAAGATGTCCGACAAGAAAGAGACGGCGGCGTCTTTGGGCCACTCCGAAGAACTGCGCATCGAGTACGCGCCACGCCAGACCGTACCCGAGCTTGTCCATTTCGGACAGGAGCTGTCGGAAAGCCTCCCCATTCTCGCTTGAGAGCGCTCCCGGGACGTTTTCCCAAAGAAACCATCGAGGACGTATCTCACGTACCGCCCGAATGTATTCGAACATGAGTCCTGACTCACCTTGCAACCCCTCCCGTTTGCCCGCGATCGAGAAGGACTGGCACGGGCTTCCACCCACCACCAGATCAACCTTGCCGCGGTACTTCTTCCAGTTCATCTTGGTAACGTCGCCGATATTCGGCACCTCGGGGTACCGCTCGGCCAAAACGGCGCTGGGGAACTCGTCGAACTCGGCGAAGCACACAGGCTCCCAACCAAGCGGTTCCCACGCCGCTGTCGCGGCCTCTATGCCGCTGAAAAGCGAGACGTACTTCATTGATGCGCCCCCAATGCTTGCTCGACGAGCATGAAGAAGCGGCGCTCGGCGCTGTCCGACGGGTTGCGCTTGCGCATGTCGGCAATCTTCAGCAGCTCGTCTTCCTCGTAATAGGTGGCGTCCCAATCGACCTCGGGCCAGTCGTAGCAGGAGCAGTGCCAGCCCTCCAGCAAGATATAGCCTTTGTCGTAATAGTCGTTGATTCCATCGCCGGCGTAGATCAACATGTAGCGCTCTTCGCTGTAATCAGGCTCGCTTTGAGCCGCGCAGATGATGCGCCACGGCTCGATAGTTTTCGGCGCCTCGATGGTCTTCATGACTCGTCACCGTCCTCGGCCTTCGGCGGTTTCTGCTCGAATCGACACCACCTGGTTCCGCGCACGTCTATTGCAACGAAATTGTCGTAGCGCTCGCAGCACGTGCGCTCCACGTGGTCGAGGTATGCCCCACTGTCGCACAAGATGGTCACGCTGTTGAAGGCCTTGAAGCGCGAGTGCACGCATTGGGTGCACGGCGGTGTCATGGCCTTCCTGATCTCCCTGATCGGGTTTTTGAGCTTCATCGTAGGTGCCTCGTTCCTCTTCGCTTGCTCATCGCTGCGCCTCATCTTCGATGCCCGCGAGCTTCTTGGCGCGGTCGAGCATGTGCACGCGCATGTTGTAATCGCATTCTTCGAGACGATGTTTCTCGCAATAATCGCGGCAGCCGAGATTCACGTCCTCTTCCAGCTTCTCCCAGCTGTCGGGCTTCAGTTCGCCCGCTCGCTCGTCCCACATGCGTATAGCCATCTCTTCGTCCGGAGCGATGCTTCCCCTGGCCTTGCGGCGTGCGCATACGACGGCGTGCTCGGCTTCCTTATAGCGCACGTTCCCGCTTCCGCAGAACGGGCACGGCTTCAGCTCGGTTGTTTTGGCGCTCATTCGCCCACCGCCTTCCTGATTCGCGCAGCCCAGTCGGTCACGCCGTCCACGTCGGCTGCGTCGCACTCGTCGGCGACCCTCAAAAGCTCGTCGAGGTCAACCTTCCTCTTCGGCATCAAGCCCCATCCGTATTCCGTGCCACTCTCCGTTTCGATTGCGTACGGTGTCAGTGCGCAATCGGCCAGTTCGATGATGTAACAGCTCATTTCACCACCCCCGCGAGGCATCCGGGGAACGTGCCCGTCAGGTCGATGCACGTGCCGTCATCGTCGACGGCGAAGCACAGGTAGCTGTCCTCGGTCATGGCCTCGACCTGCTTCAGCGCGTCCTCTCGCGTCTCGGCCTCGCCGATCTTGATGCCAGCCCTGTAGGCGCTCGCGTAGCTCTGGCAAAGCGAGCGCTCGTAAATGCGTATCATTCCTGGCCCGCCTTCCACTCGTTGACCAGCTCGTCGTACTCCTCTCGGAACTCAGGCTCGAAGTAGGCGATGAACTCGCTCTTGGTCATGCCGCAGCGCAGGCTTGAGTAGCCGACGTGCTCGATGCACCAGTCAGAGAACGGAATAAGCTTGCCGCCGTCTTCCACGCTCGTGCGGTAGCCGCTGCCGTCGCGGTAGAGCTTACGGCGGCCTTCCTTGCGGATGGCCTGCTCGACCTTCGAGGCATCGTGCTCGCCGCGCTCCATGAGCTTGCCGCGCAGCTCCTCTGCCTCGTCCTGCGCCCGCTCAAGCTTTTCGCGCAGCCAATCGCGCTCAGCCCGCGCCTGCTCCAGCTGGTCGAGCACGTACTGCTCGCATGTCTTGATTTCCATGGGTCATATCCCTTCTCGTATCATCTCGTTGCTGTCACGGTCTGTGATCAGCCAATATCCGTATTCGTAGAGGCCGGGGTCGTGCGGCTCGTAGACCTGCAACAGCTGGCCCGTCCACCAGGCCTCCTCGTAGACCGGATGCCGCCAGCGCCACTCGGCCTTGAGCCGCGCCCCGCCGTGGAACTTGTCGTGGCATCCGGTGGTGCCGCTGCCGCAGAGGCAGAACAGCGGGCTTCGCAAGTCCCAGGTGCCGCACGGCGTGACCAGGCGGAACGTCTCGCCCCAAGACCGGTGCGCCACGTGGTGCACGCTTCCGGCACGCCTGCCGCAGACGCAGCATCGGGGCGAAAGCGCCTCGTAGGCCTTTCCGTGGGTGTAGTGCGCCCCCAGGTGGGGCTTGCCGTAAAGCTCGGCTCGCTCTTTGGGGTAGCCGCGAAGCACCCCCGCATCGAGGATCATTGCAGCCTCCCGTCCGGGCCATCGAAGTGCTCGACCCTCGCGCCGCCCCTCAGCCGCGACACTATTGCCTTCGCGGTGTCAGGGTCTCCCTGCTCGGCAAGCCTGCGCACGAGGTCGCTTGGCTTGTACTGCGTTGTCACCAGCGTGGGCAGCATCGCGGAGTAGCGCTGGTCGATCAGGCTGAACAGGCTGTCCAAAACGAAACCCGTCGGCCTGCGCTTGCCCAGGTCGTCCACGATCAGGTAGCGCACCTCGGCGTAGCGCTTGAGCGGGTCGCCGCCGTCGTGGAAGCTGCGCTGGATCTCGTC